GCTGATTTGGGTGATTCTGTCATCTCGGGTATCTTGGGCTCCTAGCCCAGGCTCTTGATGTCACTTATTCTCTCATTTGAGGTGTAACATGAAAGTTCAAGAGTTCCGAGTTGTAAGCGTGTCCCTTCCCCGCGATTTTCTCGAGGGGAGGAATAATATGCGCTTAGTCCTAAATCTCTCTCAGATCAAAGCTTCCGGGAGAGAATATCGTTACAACATATCCGTCGTTCGCTGCGAAGCGAATGGCGACTGGGTAACGATGAGTGAAGGCTTAAAAGGTTCACACTCTGCAAAGGGTGGCTGGATTCCGTTCCAGTTTCCTTCAAAAGTCTGCACTCGGGATGAGGTCGACGCAATCGAGATGTTGCTGAAGACCTTGACAGTTCCTCTAGACGCAGCTTGGGCCTTCTCTTATATCAAGTATGTCAAGAAATTGGCATCCTGGATTAAAGAGGATATCAGGCTGTGGGACGAGAATTTTGATCCCACTCAGGACTACGATCTTGACGATCGAGTCTTGTCTGCGATTCTCTAACTAGAGGCAGCAAATCCACTGAATAGTGGTTTCAGGAGACAATATGGGTGCTTACCCTGTCGTTCTTTTGCGATGCCTTGAACATGATCTTCGCCAGTACCCAGTGTCGAAAGACATTTGGCCTGGTGCTACTCCACGCGAAGCGGCCAGCGTTAGTATTCGGAGGTCACTCTTCAAGAAATGGGAGAGTGATCAGACTGATGACGCTGACGAGGCTTGCTTAGCTAAGTTTTTGCAGGTCAATAATGGCTGCAGAGACTGGAAGCTAGACATCGATACGCTACACACGTGGGATGAGGAGCTCTGGGGTGAGTTTAAAAGCTCACTTGACAGGTTCTTTCATCCTGGTGGCTTACCGCTAGTAGGGCACTTCGGATCTCTCCTCCGTTATGGAAGAGTCGGTCCTGGTGCCTCGCTAGGTGCGGCTGGAGGGGACTTCTATACGAAGTTCTTTTCATCACCGCTCACGTCTACTCGACATGTCCTATACGAAGAGTATAGGCGCTACACGAGGAATTACCCGGAGTGGAGTAATGCGGAAGCAATCCGCCAGCTCGACTACGGCGACGCCCGTATAGTGAAAGGAAACAGTCTCAGCTTCGTTCCGAAATACACGCATATCTCGCGGTCTATCTGCACCGAACCCTCGCTGAATATGTTTTATCAGCTCGGACTAGGTGAAGTTTTGAGCGCTCGATTAAAGGAATACTTCGGTATCGACCTTGAAATCCAGCAGTTTCATAACCGTGAGCTTGCTCGTAGAGGCAGTCTCGATGAGGGCTATTCCACCCTCGATCTCGAGTCTGCAAGTGACTCAATTAGCCTTCGTTTGTGCGAAGCAGTTCTGCCCAAGTGGGTTAATGACCTACTAAAGCTGCTGCGTTCGCCTACAACGGTTATTGATGGTCATGAGCATGAGTTGCACATGGTATCTACGATGGGCAATGGTTTTACTTTTGCCCTTCAAACAGTCATGTTCAGCTGTATGGTAGAGGCTTCTGCTAACTGGCATAGGTTTAACCTAAAGTACCCCAGGGTGACCTGGGATCCTCTTGTCAGACAGAAGCGGTTTCACCACGGTAACTTTGCCGTCTACGGTGACGATATTATCTGCCCCGTCGTTTTGACGGATCGGGTATGTCGTCTTCTCCGTTTGGCAGGTTTCGTGGTAAACACCTCTAAGTCCTTTGTAGAGGGACCGTTTAAGGAGTCCTGTGGAGCCGATTTCTACTTCGGCGTGAATGTCAGAGGCGTGTATCTTAAGCGCCTTGACACTTATCAGGATTTCTTCTCTGCAATTAACCAACTTAACCTGTTCTCTACAAGAACGGGCATCCGTCTACCTACTGTGATCCG